CTTCTTGGTCAGCATCATTCTCTCCTTTGAACTTTAATTGTCCAAGGTAATCTGCATCTCCTGGTGAACTTGAATTTCTTTTGAATGTAGCTACTGGTGCTGCTGTTGAAGAATCTTCCGTAGCTGTAAGAATGAGTGTATCAGAAGTTGATCCACTATTGGTAAGCGATAAAGTATTTAAGCTAGCATCTGATCCGCTAACTATTAGTTTTTTCCAATTAGGCATTTTACTTATTATTATGGTTGGTTACTCAATGAGCCCACTTCCCCGAAGGGCCGATAATAGCTTTATTATAAATATAGGAAATTATCCTTTATCTATCAACTGCTTTAACTTTTGCATTATCTTGTAGTACATATCAAACTCAGCTCCTTGATATTGAGCTTGTTGAAGTTTAGATGCTATAAAGCTTGATTCTTGTTTAGAAAACAAATTGGAGGCACTAGTAGTTTTCTTAGTACCTCCATTTATTTGTCTTTTACCTTTTATTGCCATTAAAACCTTTTTAAACATTGTTATAAATTATTATACATAAATGTAAATATCATCTGATTCTACTCTTATGTTACCTACGTGATCTGCTTGTGCTGATGCTGCATTACCTTCGGTACCTTCAAATACACCTGCAATGTGATAGCTTGGTGTTTGATCTCCTGTAGCTCCTGCTGCAATTGTATTTACAATCCCAAGACGACCATCATTACTATTGTAAGAAGTATCCCAGAATAAACCAACTCCTGTATTAGCTGCTCCATTTGCACCTCCAAATACAATACCTGAATCACCTGATGTACTACCTGAGTTAAGTAAGATGTATTTATCTTCTACGTTAAGGTTAGTTACCTGTGCTTCAATTGTATTACCTGTTACAGTTAAGTCACCTGCTACTGTTAATCCAGCAAACGTTGGTGAATCAGTTGTCTGTAATCCTAAATCAACTGTTGTTGCAGCTACTCCGTTAGTTGTTAATCTAGCTTCACCTTGACCTGTACTGTCTAGTACTGAGGCAGATACTATTGTTTTACCGTTTATAGTGGTGATACTTGCTAGGTTAGTAGCAATGTCTGTTGCTAATGAACTACTTAGACTTGCTGTAGCTGTGTTTACTTCTGCATCTGTTGCAAATGTTGTTCCTAATGAAGAACTAAATGCTTCTTGAGCAGTTACTCTAGTACTAAATGATCCACTTGCTACGACTTGCTCTGCAATGTCTGATGCAATTGATGCACTAGTTGTTGTGAAGGCTCCTGATACTGCTGTCTTATTAGCTTTACCACTATCTAAAGTAGCAATATCTGTAGCAATCGAAGAGCTTAAACTAGCTGTTGCTGTATTAAGTTCAGCTTCTGTAGCAAATGTAGCGTCTAATGATGCACTGAATGCTTCGTTAGCAGCAACTCTTCCTGCTAAAGAAGAACTTAATGCTGTTGAAGATCCTGATATAGCTGATGCAACACCTGTAATAGTATTTAATTGAGCTGATCCTGAAAGTACTTCCCCTGTTGCTCCTTTAATTACTGAACCACTAATTGTAGTACCTCTAATCTCGCCTGGTGCGATAAGCGTACCAGATGCTCCGTAGAATCTCCACTCGAAATTGTTGTCTAAAGTAATACCTGCATCTGTACCATCTAACCAAATAAAGTCACTATCACCGTGATTAAGTTCGATATATCCTGCTGTACTTGGTACTCTGAAGTCTATCTGACCTCCACCTTGGTTGTATATATCACCAAACTCTAATATCTCTGCTGATGATGAAACAAGTACTGCTGAACCTGTATCTAGTGATACTTTAAATTCATGACTACCAGTTGTAATTTTACTTTGTTCTAATCCTGATATATCAGCAGCTATACTAGCACTTAGTGCATTTGATGAACCACTAATTGTAGCAGCGTCTAATGATCTAATTAGAGTAGCATTAGCTCCTAATGATCCTGAAATACCTACTGCAGTTAAAGATCTAATTAATGTTGCGTTAGCACCTAAAGATCCACTAATTCCTGCTCCAGTTAAAGATCTAATTAATGTTGCGTTAGCTCCTAATGATCCTGATATGTCTGCTTTATTTGCTTTTAAAGCAATATCTGTAGCTACTGATGCACTTAAACTAGCTGTCGCAGTATTTAACTCTGCTGTTGTAGTAAATGTATCATCTAATGAAGAACTAAATGCTTCATTTGCTGTAATTCTAGTTGCTAGAGAAGAACTAGTAGTAGCAAATGCTCCTGATACTGCTGTCTTATCAGCTTTAGTAGCTATGTCTGTTGCTATAGAAGCACTTAATGCTCCTGTAGATCCACTAATATTAGCAGCTATTTGAGCTGATCCAGATACTAATCCGTCATTTCCTCCTGCTGTAAATATTTTTGATTCAGATCCAGTTGCTCCTGCTACCCAGTAATCGTTAGCACCATCCCATAATAAAGATCCAGAGTTTGTAGTTGGTGCAGTAACATCGTTAACTGCTAAACCACCTTTACTAGCTCCAGTACCGTTTAATTGAATAATGTTATCTCCAATATCAACTGTGGTTGAATCTATTTGTGTTGTTGTTCCTGATACTTCTAAGTTACCAGCTACTGTTACATTTTGTCCATCTAATGTAAGTGCTGTTTTTAACGAAGCTGTATATGTTTCAATTGATGCAAGATCTCCTTCGTTATCGGTTACTCTAGTAGAGAACGATGCACTTGCTGCTGCAAATGCTCCTGTAATTGCACTTTTTAATGCTTTATTAGTATCTAATGTAGCAATGTCTGTTGCAATTGAAGCACTTGTTGAAGTAAATGACCCGCTAATTACAGCGTCACTAACATCAATTGTAATTTCGTTTGCACTAACAGCAGTTGTAATAGGACCAGCTCCAGTAAACGTTAATGTTTCTCCTGAAGGAATAGCATCTGCTGTACCTGAGTTAGCATCTACGTTAAATGTAGTACTAATACCTGCAATGTCTGATGCTATACTTGCTGATGTAGCTGTAAATGATCCACTAATTCCTGCTCCAGTTAGAGAACGAATAAGGGTTGCATTGGCACCTAACGAACCAGAAATGTCTCCTGCTATTTGAGCGGCACCACTAATTAATGTGTTGCCTAATTCAGCCTCAGCAGTAGTTAATCTTGTACTAACAGAAGAACTTAAAGCTGTTGAAGAACCAGATATTTCTGATGCTATTTGAGCTGCTCCTGATATTAAAGTATTACCTAATTCTGCTTCAGCAGTTGTAATTCTACCAGCTAATGATGAACTTAATGAAGTTGACGACCCACTAATATTAGCTGCGATTTGAGCTGAACCACTTAATAAGGTTGGTTTAGCTATAATATTGTCGAAAGGAATAGATCCTGAAACGATATGACCACCTCTTGCTACTACAGCCTTACCGGTTGTAGCTGACTCAAAGTGTAATTCAACTATATCATTCGTTTTTAAGAATACCTGACCTGGAATAAATTGATATCCATCTGCATCATATGCACTAACTAATATATTATCACTATCAAAATTGTGAGTAATAGAAGCAGTAGATGCATTACTAAATGATGCTGTTACAGTAGCGTTTTGATCTACCGTTATATTTGTTAATGCTGCACCGTTACCACTGAAAGAACCAGTGTAGCTAATTATTGTTGAATCTAGTGAAGAACTAAATGCGTCTAGTGCTGCAATGTCAGTTGCTAAAGATGCACTTAAACTAGCTGTAGCTGTTACTAATTCAGCCTCAGTTACGAATCCAGCGTCTAATGAAGAACTAAAGTCTTCTAATGCTTTTATGTCTGTTGCTAAAGATGCACTTAATGCTGTTGATGAACCAGAGATGGTAGCTGCAGTTAATGAACGTATTAACGTTGCATTTGCACCTAATGATCCAGATATATTATCAGCTATCTGTGCCGAGCTAGAAATTGTACCTGCTGCAACAACACCTGTTAATCCTGATCCATCACCAGTGAAGGAACCAGAATATGACCCGGTTAATGCTACGTCAGCACTATTCGAGTATATTAAATTTGCATCGTTAGCGAGCTGGGATATACTACTTCCCGATACTATTATTTTTTTCCAAGTTGCCATGTTATGTAATTATTTAGTTAGTCGTCTTTTATAAATATCGTTGTTTATTATTAACTACCCCCGAGGTGTAAATTATAATCACTGTCTAGGTATAGCCCTCCAGAAACATATGTCGGCTCCGAGGATTGCGTTGTTAATGTTAGTATTCCATCTATTGTTTGATCACCAATAAAAGTGTTTGATCCAGTGATTGCAAAGGAACCAGTAACTGCTTTTATTGAATCTACTTCTGTTTGGATAGATGATGTAAATAAATTTAAAGCAGAAACATCTCCTCCACCTCCACCTCCTCCTGATCCAGGCCAAGTAAATGAATTAAAGTTATAGGTAAGAATAGGGAATGAACCAGCAATATCTAACGTATATAAAGAGTTAGAAGCACTGACATAGAATATCATTCCATTCTGCAGTAGCTGTTTTGTAGTAGCACTAGCAGTAAGGGCATACATATCGGATTCATTATCTACAGTCCTCCATGCGCCTTGAATCTGACCTACGTCGGTTAGTTTCCCACCGGTGGTTACATTAATGTCAGTACTTATATTAATTGCCATTCTCTACTATTATTGTGTTGATGATGGTGCCGATCCACTCGATGCCATCAAGAAATAATTTATATCTGCTGAACTATCATTCTGAGTAAATATTACTCCGAATCCTGCCTCCCCTGAACCTGGGTATGTGTTCCCTCCAGTAAATTGGAAGTACCTAACGTATGCTGATTGGACTGCGTCTACTATTCCAGTACCAGGTCTATCTGCATATAGTAAATATTCTCCTGCAGACGAACCACCTAATGAATTCGTAAATGATCCTGGGTTAGTAAATGTGCTTGAACCTGATGGGAAAACGATGTGCATTCCAGTTCCTCCTTGAGATCCTGTTGTATGATCTACTGCATCTATTAATGATGAAGCACTACTACCAGATAGTAACGAACCTGATCCGATTAAGAATACTTTTTCTATACCCAATGACGATTGCCATATAGTAGTATTAATAGTTGTATCTCCTAAACTTCCTCCTGCAAATGCTGCAAAAGTACTACCTGCATCTACTGTTCCGTTATCACTAGAATCTCCATACATTGATAATGCATTAGCTTCAGCCGAGGCGTATACTCCAGCTTCGTCCACATATACATAATATAGTGATGGTGCTCCTGCTACTGTTAATGTCCTACCAGAATAGGTAGTTGATTTATTAAAATTGTCTGTTACTTTTACGTCGTATGTATAAGAACCAGCTTCTATAGTTGTTGCTGCTTCAATAAATGCTGATGATGAATCTGCATTAAGCCATTGAAAAGTAAGTTTACTTGCATCTGTTCCAGATAAACTTGCACTATAAGGAGTATTACTTTCAGTATCTGCGATACTCATACTTACTAAATCAGTGCCTGCTGCAATTGATGCTGTTAAATTAGCTGTAATATCTGAAAAAGAAACTACAGTTGGTGCTGCATTCTCTGTCACGTTTACTGTAATACTTCCTGAGCCAATGTTATCGTACTGATCTCTAAAGGTTATATCAGATGTTATACTATCTCCTGAACCTGTAGAAGAACCACTTAGATTTAATGCTAACGATAAGTTACCGCTACTATCTACTGCTACTGCTGCGTTAGAAGATGTAAAGGATTGAACTACTGCTGCACCGTAATTTGGTGAATAGCTCGAACTTACATTTCCTTGTGTACCTGTTCTACCATTAGAATTAGTAACTATATCTGATCCGCTTACTGCACTTTCAATAATATAAAAAGTACCGTTAGTAGACATCGTACCAATATCAGCTGCCGCTATAGTAAATGAATCAGTTTCAGTATTAGTTCTAAATTGATGATTGTCTTGTACTGAAGCTGTATATGAATAAGCTGAAGCGCTTAAATTTTCTTTTGCTTGTACGAACCAAGAACTACCGTCTTGAATTAAATTTAATTGGCTACCAGTATTTTCAAAAGTTACTCCTGAATAGTTAATTGTATCTCCTTCAGTATCACTAAATGTTAAAGTAACTAAAGTACTACCAGAGCGTCCAAGGTTTGTATTGTGGTTAGCAGATGTATCACTAAAAGAAATATCTGGTGCATTATTAATTGCTACATTTATCGTTACACTTCCACTTCCTATGTTATCGTATTGATCTCTAAAAGTTATATCTGATGTTATTGTATCACCTGATCCTGTTCCACTACCGCTTACGTCAAATGCAACTGTTAAAGCACCTGCATCTGTAACAGCAACTTGTGAATTAGAAGATGTAAATGACTGTACTGTTGGTGAACCGTATGATGGAGAGTAACTTACTCCTAAATCACCTTGTGTACTTGTTCTACCATCTGAGTTAATTCTAACTAATCCTCCACTAACTGCAGACTCTATTATATAGAATGTACCATTAGTTGTAAGTGTTCCTATATCTGCAGCTGCAATAGTTAATGATCTGTTATAATCAGATTGTTTGTTAAAGCTGTCAACTACTGACATTGAATAATAATAAGTTCCTGCTGATAAATCTTCTGAAGTATTTATTAAGTAAGATGATGAATTAGCATTTTGAGGTACTAAAGTAAATGAACTTGCATTAGTACCAGAAAGAGAAGCACTGTACGGTGTTTCAGATTCTACATCCGTAATAGTCGAACTTAATAATGTAGTACCACTAGTCGCTAGGTTAGTATTGTAGTTATTAGTATACCCTGAGTTGCTAAAGCTTGCTGTTGGTGATGAATTAACTGCAACGTTAACACTTATACTACTTGAACCAATATTATCATATTGATCTCTAAACGTAATAGTTGAAGCAATAGTATCTCCTGAGCTTGTTGCTGATCCACTTATGTTAACTCCTAAAGTTAAACTACCATTACTATCTATTACAACTGCTGAATTAGATGAAGTAAATGATTGTACTGCTGCGCTATTGTATGTAGGTGAATAACTTATGTCTATATCTCCTTGTGTTCCTGTTCTACCATTTGCACTTATTACTATATTAGAACCAGAAGTAGCAGATTCAATAATATAGTATGTTCCGTTATTACTTGCATTACCAAGAGGTGCTGCTGCAATAGTTACATCGCTTGTAGATGTTCTAGTTTCAAACCCATTAACATCTGCTATTGAAGATGTAAATCCATATGTTGAACCACTTAGGTTGTTAGTAGCTTGAATTAAAAATGTACTACCTGCTTGTACTGCATTTAATTGACCGCTTGGATCAGTAAAAGTAAAAGATGATAAATCTACACTATCGCTTTCTACATCAGCAAAAGATATAGTAGTTATGGTTGAACCACTTCTTGCTCCATTCGTATTTAAATTAGCAGTAGTATCAGTAAAAGTTATAGTTGGTGCTGCGTTATCAGTTATATTAACTGTAAAGTTAGTTTGTGATGGTGTTCCAAAACTATTACTTGCGGTTACACTTCCATTAAGTTGTGTTCCTCCATCATATACTGACCCTGATATGTTGCTAGCTAAAGTAACGTACCCTGAACTGTCAATACTAAACCATCCAGATGATGAAATAGACCAAGTCACTGCTGTATCAGCTGTAAATCTTGCATTAGTTCCTGACAGTCCGTCGGTGTTAGTTTTAACACCATTGCCAGTTGTAGCAGATTCTATTACATATAATGTTGTATTACCACTGATAGTAGGTGCTTGGTCATCAGCTACCGGTATGGTAATCGTTGCATTAGTGCTAGTATTATAAGGATCAGAAGCAGAAGCGCTATAAATGTAAGCATTGATTATATCTGAGTTTAAATAAGCTCCTACTTTAGTAGTTACTGCTCCATTAGATGCCATTTGAAATGCATCTTCTGTTGGATCATTTTTACTTGTACCGCTATATGAGCCTGTAGTTATATCTCCACCGTCTAATTTTAATCCTGCTAAAGTAAATGATACAAATGTTATAGTATCTCCTTCGTCATCTGTTGCAGTTGCAGTACCAGCAGAAGTTCCTGCTGCTACACTTTCTGTAACTCCGGTTAAAGTCTGGTTATTAAAAGTAGGTGGAACGTTATCTGTTACGTTTACTGTTATTGGAATTGTAGTAAATGAATTACCATCAACACCTGCTACACTGTGTTCATCCGAGGCTGTTATAGATAAACTGTAGGATGATGTAGTTTCGTAGTCTAACGATGCTGTATTTTGTAATAATCTAACATAAGAACCAGTTTTAGTTATAATAAAATGATTATTAGCATCAGATTGTGAAGTAATTGTAATAGCATCACTATCAGCGTCAGTAAAGTATATTTTAGTTACTTCTCCTGCTGCTGCATTTTCATTTCTTGCTGTAGTGAATGATGTTATAACGTTACCGCTAACAGAAGTCTCTCTAAATTGAGGAGCACTGTTTAAAGTAACAGTTAAGTAAATTGTTTTTGTTGCTGCAGTACCAAATGCATCAACTACCCTTAATATAATAGGATGTGCATCATTTCCATCACCTCTATCTACAGTATTCATTGAACCAGTAGCTAAAGTATTAAGAGTCATTTCACCACTACCTGATACTCTAACGAAATCTGCTGTATATGCTGAAGATGTACCGAAAGTTAACGATTGACCTTCTGGATCTGTACCTGCTACTGTTACTATTGATGATCCTGATGCAGTAAATTCAACTATAGTTTGATTACCTGTTGTAATTGTAGGTGCACTGTTAGGATAAAATATAGCATTTAAAAAATCTTGTATACTTCCTGATGTTCCTGGATTAAATGAACCAGAGAACATAGTTGGAAACAAATCTTGTGATACTTGTCTATTTCCATCGTAAGTTACATCTCCTCCTCCACCTCCACTACCGGTTGCTACTGTAATATTAAAGGTAGTGTTGTCCCCTTTAGTAAAAGTAATAGTATTATTACTAACAGAGGCTGTCTGTACTAAACTTCCAGTGCTGGCTGTACCAAAAGAACTTGTTTGATCAGAGGTTACAAATGAACTAGTTTGTGAGCTTACTACAAATGATGAAGTAGCACTATTTAGAACAAAAGAACTAGTTTGTGAATTAATTACAAACGATGAAGTAGCACTATTTTGTACAAAACTAGCAGTGTTAATATTAGAAGAAGTAATAAATCCTAATTCCTCTATCTGAGTTGAACCAGATATTGTACCTGCTGGTGTTGAACCCCCAGATCCAAAGCCACTTCTAACAGCTGATGCTGAAATAAATGTATCTGATATAAAAGATGCAGTTGATGCAAAAGATGATGATGTTGATGAAGTAATATAACCTAAAGCATCAATTTGAGCTGAAGATGATATAGTTCCTGCAGGAGTAGATCCTCCTCCGCCTGATCCAAACCCTAAATTAGCGGCAGAAGCCGATGTAAGGTATCCAGATTGACTAATCTGGTCAGAAGAGGAGATAAATCCTGATGATGTTACAATATATGAACCTGTAACTGAGGTTAAACTTCCAATACTGGTAAGGATAGAACCAGTTTCAGTATTTAACGCTGCGGATGATGATTCAAGAACTCCTAATCTTAAATTTGCAGATGCAGAATGTTGATTTAATGGATTTAAACTCGCAGTACCAGCATTTCCTGATTCTATAGAGGAAATCCTGCTATCTAAGCTTACTTGATTAATATATAAATCCGATCCCGATACGTTTAAACCACCTGAGTATGGTTGTAACTCGAGAGTAACACTGCCGGAATTTAATATTAACGAACCGGAAAGTTCACTTGAAAATCTTGTCATCTATCCTTTTTAAAATTACCTGGAACCTTTTATTGCAACTCTTATTTATAAATATGGTAGTACTATCAAAGTTTATTCACAGTTTCAGATGTAATTTTAATATTAGATTTAGAGTAAACTTTCTTAGTATTTACTAGTTGAGCATTATATGTATCTGTTACTATATGACCTAGTAAATTTATTTGGAATTCAGTCTTTATTATACGATCATTTCCTTGAACTATCTCAGCTGAGGTGGTATAATTGTCAATCATTGCTCTAAATCTAAAAGAAGATGGATTGCCCCAATAAGAATCAGATGCAAAATTTATACCTTCTATTATTTTATTATTCTGTTCTACATAATCTGTAAATATTATACAACTATAAACTATATTTACGTAATCTGGTATAGCAACTGCATATAATTCTCTTTTTTCTATTCTATTATTTAATATTCCAAACCTATCGTATACATTATCTCTTGAAAACTTCTTTTCAAATATACCAAAGTTATGAGGATTGTTAGCATCCATCTTGTTCCCAAGATTTCTATTCTTTTCTATACTATCTCTTCTGAAAGCTATCAGAGGAGCTTGCATTTTACCGTTTTTATCACGGTAGTAACCGTCTTTCTGCATCGCAGCCCATCTTTCTGGTGAACCATACACTAGAGGAACATTAAGAACCTTACCATTTTGAGTAACAGATGGTTTAAGTACTTCGTTAAAGTAGTAAAATATAGCAGTATCTATATCTTTTATACCGACTTTATATGTTTCTACATTATCATTTAACATAGAAACCTGGTTACCCCTGTTTGTGCTTTGATCTAAGCCTTCTTTTGGTCTAATTTCAGTATTACTTTCAGGATTAGTATAGTTAGTTATACTATTCTGAGATAATTCCTCTTGAGATTTAGGTATAAGTGGTTTCTCTGCCATTTTATCTAACTTCTGTTATTCCTACTTTGTCTGCTCTTGTTAAATGACAGTCTACTATGATAGATATTGTTGAACCAAACTGAGATCCGTAGGAAGCTAAGTTATATTGGTTGTCTCTACCCATAAAAAGTTGATTTTCCCTTACAGTATCAACTTCGTAAAAGTCATTATGCCATTCTACTATGTCTCCGACCTCTGGAACTACTGAGCTATCTACTAAGTCTTCCCTTAGGAAGGCAAATGATGCTTCTCTACCTAGATCTGGGCCAAATTCTTGTATATCAATGACTTGATCACCTCTAGTTATTAAACAATTAAGTTTAACAGCATTCCAAAATGATTTTTGCATTGCCTCACCGTATAAATTAACGTCTGTATCTTCTAAACTTAGCTTATGGTACAGTATTTCCTGTTCCACTATGTCTTTTAGTAGTTCTCTATTAATATTTACGAGTAAATCGAAGTCTCTGTTAGATCCAAATAGCATATTAGTATTCTCCTGGGCGTTTCATACGTTCAACTGAGTTTGTAGCTACTTTAAACGCATTTATTTCTTGATACTTACTTACAGCATTGTTTTTTAACGAAGCAAACGCTTCAGATGCTGGTTTCTGAGTTATTAGCTTAACTTTAAATATATATTTACTAGCTGCATCGTCAGAACCTGCTATAGTACATGTAGTTACACCTGGTAACGCACGAATTAAGTCTGCTAACACTGATGGACTAGCATCTCTACTGATAACTTGTACCATTGCACGATATGGAGTATAAACTGCCTCGTCTAATATGATTTTTGATAACTTCATTACCCAATATATATAGTCATAGGTACATTACCTAGTGTTTTCATTAAATTCTCACCTTCATTTGCTTTTCTCTCTAGTTGAGCTTGTCTAGAAGTTTGATCTAGCATTTCTTTTAGTTCTGTTAAAAGAGTTTCTTTCTCTGTTCTTGCATCTGCTAGTAAATCTGCTTGGTTTAAGGTTGCTTCAGCTCCAGGTACAGGTACTACTTGATATTTACCACGAATATATGCTAGTAATTCTTTTGCTAATGCTAGTGTATATCTAAATACCCACTGTCTTCCTACACTATTAATATATGCATAGGTAGGATTAGAATAAGGAACTTCTGCTACGTTAGTTATAAGGTCTGAGCTATCTAATAAACTAGCTGCTTTCTTATCATCTACTTTATAATACTCAAATCTTAGATTAACATTCTCTTTCGGTATAGGAAATATCTTTAATCTATTATTAACTACTTCAAATGTATATGTAGATCTTCTAATCTGATCATTAAACTCTATAGCTTGAACCTTTAACATATCGAATGATGCAGGCATAAGTAAGAAGTTAACTCCAGGACTATATGATCCAAAGTCAAAAGCGTCCATTAATGATTGAATACCTGTACCTGTACCAGCATAAGGGTCAAAATACCTTAGTATAGCAGGTGGTGCTTCATAAAATACTCTTCTTACTTCTATAGAACCTGATATTCCTTTATTAGTAGCCCATTCATCTAGGTTATAATCTTGAATTGATTGAGTAAGAGCTAAAGAACCGGTATATCTAGTTACGTATCCTCCTACTTCAGCTTCAGTACCATAATTTTTACTAATATTCACCACTCTATCTAAAGTTGGATTAACTAATTTGTTATTTGCTGAACTTCCAGTAGAAGAGCCTTCTAATGATAAATAATTTTCTCTAATTTTATATTGAAATACTTCATTACCATAAGTGGTAACAGCTTCTTCGAAACAAGCAAAAAAGTTACCATCTTGTAGTTCGACATCCATTAAAGGAAATCCTAAACGAGTACCACAAAACTTAGCTACTTTTATAGCATCAGTTTGAAACTCGGTATCGTTATCATAAAATCCGAAAGGAGTAGAGCTACCTGAAGTAAAAGTTGCTGATCCATTCCATATAGTTACACTAGCCATTTAAATACGGTTTATATATAAATAGACAAAAAAAAAGAGGCCCGAAGGCCTCTCTTTAATATTACTCTAAAGTATATCTTAAATCTGAGATAAATCAGATACAAAGATTTTACCGTAGAATTCAGGTCTGATCATCTTCTTAGCATATCTAGTCATTAAACCTTTTCTTGGAGTGAAGGTTTCTGGATCGTATACTAGAGGAGTCATCATTAATGGTACGTAAGGTGCATATACAGCTCCTGTTTCTAGGAATTGTGAACCTCTATATCCCATTAAGATTGTGTTCTCAGTCATGTATGGGTTTTTGTATACTTTGAATCTGTTAGCTAAGCTACCAACTCTTTGTACACCCATGTTGAATTCTTGCTGATCCCCGTCAGTTGCAGCAGCATATCCTGGAATAGATTCTAATACTGTAGCAACAGTAGGAGAAACAACTAGGAAGTTAGCACCACCTCTTAAGGTTTTCTGGTGAATCTTGTTAGATACTTTTTGGATTTTAGTTCCTAAAGTTTGGAACCATTGTCCTTGAGTATTGTAGAAATCTGAAGTAGAAGTA